AAACTCAAAATGATTGATTTACAGTTAAAAAAACAAAAGATCGATCAGGATGCCAACGGGGGCGACGACAGTGTGACACTTCAAGGCGACGGAGTTATTATTACAGATCGTAACAGCTTGTTGGAAAAACTTAAAAACATGGATAAATAAGCTATCAGGACCAACTATGAAATCATTTAAAGAATACCTCACAGAAAGCAAAAAAGTCTACGAGTTCAAGATCAAAATTGCTGGAGAATGTCCAAAGGACACCGCGGCTAAAATAAAAGAAGCCTTGGCTTGTTACAACATTGAGTCATGCTCCAGCGGCAAAAGCACACCTATTACCGAAAAGCAAGTGGATTTTCCAAAATTGGAAAACGTTGGGGTAACAGTGTTTGATGTGGCATTGAGCTATCCTTCAAACAATGTGGAAGTGCGCCAAGCTGTTGCTGATAAATTGAATATGGTGCCTGCAAGGATCAGAGTACGCAACATGGCAGAAGAACAAGAGCTTGCTATCAATCATGAGTTTGATGACAAAACCAATCCAGTGTTGGGTGCTGACTATGAAGATAGCAACAATCAAGGATTAGTGGGTGAACAATATGTCATGAATTTCTTGAAAGAGCTATCTCAAGAAAAGAAACAAGGTCACGCTGTTGAAGGTGCTAACGAAAAATTGTTTCCAAAACAAGCAAAAGGAGCAAAATAATGAACTTCAACGAATTGTACAAAAAAATTCATGCTATCAGTGAAGGTGAAACACTTCCTGTAGCACCTACCAAAGATGGTGGTGCAGGTGCTGGCGACAGTTATAACAACGATATGGAAGAATTTATGCCGATGCCTATCGCTATTGGCGGATCCATGGCGCCAGAACATGAACAAGATCATGTGAGCATGAATGTCAGCTTGAATGGTTCAGGCACCGGAGGTGTTCGTGACTTGATGAATATCTTGCGTGACATTGAACAAGCTGGTACTAATGAGCCACACGGTCATGACGAACCTGAAGAACCTTTGATCGGCGACATTATGCATGCCATGGGCCACGAACAAGACATGGGCGAAGAATACGAAAACAGTGTACATGGACATAAAGGTGCGCACAAATACGATGTAGGGGCAGTGCTACGCAAAGGCAATGACATGCACAGCAAAAATCATGGAGCTCTCAAGCACAATGGCGGTGAGAATCCCATGCACGAAGCATTGGTAGATCGCTTGACCAGTTTGTATCAAACAATCAAGGAAGCAGAAGGTCCAAAAACCATGAGCCGTGCTGCCAAGGGCATGATGAAGTATGGTAAGGATGGCATGAAGGCTCTTGCTAAAGCTGGCCGAGAAGGCAAAGATTTAGATAAGATTAGAGACAAATACAACAAGTACGATTAAGTTTCGTCGCAGTTAGCACCCTGTCCAAGGTGCCAAATAGACCCTTCGGGGTCTATTTTTTTGAGTAAATAAAGTATGGCAAAAAGTCTTGACGGCGTCTTAACAAAAAAAGCGCACACAAAAGAAAAATTCACTGAACAAGAAGTTCAGGACATGGCTCTCTGCATGGATCCAAAAAGTGGATACTTGCACTTTGCCAAGAATTTTTTCCATATACAACATCCTGTCAAAGGCAAGGTCAAATTTGAACCTTACGAATATCAAGAAAGACTTTTGGCTGCTTACCACGGCTATAGATTCAACATCAACATGTTGCCACGTCAAAGCGGCAAGACCACTTGTGCATCAGCATACTTGCTTTGGTTTGCCATGTTCCATCCGGATCAAACCATTCTAGTTGCAGCACACAAGTACACAGGCTCACAGGAAATTATGCAACGTATCCGTTATGGATACGAACTATGTCCAGACTACATACGTGCTGGTGTGGTAAACTATAACAAAGGGAGTATTGAATTTGACAACGGATCAAGAATTGTATCAGCTACTACTACTGGTAACACCGGTCGTGGTATGTCCATATCCTTATTATATTGCGATGAGTTTGCTTTCGTACAGCCCAACATTGCTACAGAGTTTTGGACATCTATATCACCAACACTAGCAACTGGTGGTCGTGCAATTATTACCAGCACACCTAACAGTGACGAAGATGAATTTGCCATAATCTGGAAGGAAAGTCAAGACAAGTTTGACACCCACGGCAATGAACGCACCGACGGCAAAGGTCGCAACGGCTTCCACGGATTCCGTGCTGAATGGTACGAGCACCCTGATCGCGACGAAGCATGGAAAGAAGTTGAAACCGGGCGCATAGGTACTGAACGTTTCCGTAGAGAATACGGATGCGAGTTCTTGATCTATGACGAAACCTTGATAAGCAGTCTCAAACTGGTAGACATGGTGGGCAGAGAGCCTGTGTGGAAAATGGGTCAAGTGCGTTGGTGGCGCAAGCCAGAACCTGGAAAGATATACTTGGTGGCACTGGATCCCAGCTTGGGCACTGGTAGCGACTACGGTGCTATTGAAGTGTTTGAAATGCCCAGCATGATGCAGGTGGCAGAGTGGCAACACAACATAACACCCATACAGCAACAGGTAAAAATATTGCGCGATATATTGAAATACATCGCAGACGAATTGGGAGGAGAAAGCTATAATCAAATCTACTGGAGTGTGGAAAACAACACAGTGGGCGAAAGTGCGCTGGTGGTTATAGAGAATCTTGGAGAGGAAACATTTCCAGGCTTGTTCATGAGCGAGCCCGGACGCAAAGGTCATGTGAAGAAATTCCGTAAAGGATTCAACACCACATTTGGTAGCAAAATAGCCACTTGTGCCAAGGTAAAATTCCTAGTTGAAGAAGAAAAAATGTTGCTGAACAGCCGCCCCATGATAAGCGAACTCAAAACCTACATAGCCAAAGGCACCAGCTTTGCGGCCAAAGAAGGGCAACATGATGACTTGGTGGCTGCCCTGTTGTTGGTGGTGCGCATGAGTATTGTGCTGGCAGAATGGGATCCAGCGGTGTTTGAACACTTGAAAGTGACCAGCGATTGGATCACAGATGAGTCTTTTGAGCCGCCGTTACCCATATTCATATCCTCGGGCTTTTGATAAATACACCATGAACACTAATTTAGATAGAATTGCTCTAGATCTGTATGGGAAAATTGAAACACGTTTCTCAGACATCAAAATCGGCGATGAAGAAGCCAAAGTACTAAGCAAAAAGTCCGACATTCCGCAAGCTCGTTTTTTTGAGTTTGAATATAAGGAAAACGGCCGCAACTTGGGCACTGTGGCCATCACGCTGGATGAAGACGACGGAGTGGTTGTACAAATCGGTGGAAAATTAAGTGACAGTAAACATCCAGGAGTTTTCAAATTCCTCCGCGGCGTAAGACAATTTGCCAAAGATAGATTGTTGAATTTTGACGTGCAAAACATAGGAAAAAGCCAACTGGATAAACGTGACTACGAATTTCAAGCGAAACCCAAGGAACTACCTGATATGGCCCAATCCCCTATAATGGAAAACAAAATGTATGGCACAGCTCGCATGAGCTATCAAGATCTAGGAGAAGCTAAACTAATTGTTAAGCACACTCAACCAATTAATTTGGAACTAGCCGCAGGCCGTACCATGCACATCGAAAGCATCTGGGTGGAAAATGCCCAAGGTGAACGTTTTAAATTTCCCTACAAGCACCTAAATGGTGCTCGTGCGTTGGCGGAGCACATGAAGCATGGCGGCAACTTGTACGACAACATTGGTCAGCACATTTGCGGTCTCAGCGAAGAATTGGCACAACTACGCAAGTTCAAAGGCTATGTGGGCCGCAATGATACTTTGGCAGAAGCCATGGGTGACATCACTGACAAGGTCCAGGAACGTATTGAGCAAATCAAAAAAGAAGTGGCCGGACTTCAACGCCCAGCCTATTACTCAGCATTTGCCGAATCATTTGCCACTCGCGAAGAACAAATGATTCCAGAAGACATCATGAGTGACTGGATTGATAGACTGACCATTCGCACTTTCAACGAAGATTTAAAAACAGCATTTCCTTACATTTTCCGTTTGGTTGGAGAAGGTGATATACCAGTAAAAGAATTGTCAGCAGATGATCTGCTGGACGAAGCTGGTGCTGGTGCCCAACAGGCTGCAATAGCCATTGCCAAGAAAAAATCCGGGAAATATGACAAAGACGGCAAACGCTTGAAAGAAACACCAGAAGCTCAATTTGAAGCTGCCATTGACCGCATCATGGGTGAAGATGAAGAACCCACTGGTGAGAACTCAATATTCAGCCCCAACAAGGCCACTCAAGTGGATGCCATTGACAAGTTGAATCAAATTCTTCAAACTGAACTCAAAGGCGGGCCAGACGGTATCAATGCAATTGAAAGTCTAAAAGGCATCATTGACGATCCTGAATTCCTAGACGGTTTAAAAGACATTGATCCAGATCTAGATGCCCGTCCATTGATACAACAATTTTTAACACATGAGGCACCAGAGATTGTGGCACAACTACACTTTGGCGGCGAAGGTGAAGTGGGCGGAGCCAATACAGAACCGGAGGCAGGCGCAACTCCGACAGCACCGCCAGCAGACGCAGGAGCAACGCCAGCAGACGCAGGAGCACCTCCACAGCCGCCAGTGCCAGGTGCAGAAGAACCACCAGCAC